GTGGCCGAAGCCTTTCGTTGTGATGGTGATATTCTCCCCAACAGACACCGTAAAGGCGGTGGACCGCAGAGACAGCAGCTGCCGCAGCTGGGTCCCCTTGTAGTTCTTTCCGCCGATGTAATCAACATGTGGCTGTCTGCAAAGGTTGAATGACGGCCGGATAATACAGGGGTTCTCTGAATCTCTACCAGTATACTTGACATATGTATATTTTTCTGTGTCGTCTTCTGTTGTTCTCCAGAAAAAGATAATGTACTCGTCTTGTTTGAGAATGTAATCAGTGTTCTTGGTAACTACAATTTCTGGGGAGTCATCATATTCAGGTCTAACAACAGGTATATCATCGTAGTCACTTCCAAGAGGATTCGGAACATGTCTGTTATAACCAGTTCCAATATTTGTTATATACTGACAATAGTTACTATAGGTCTGATCTGCTACAAGATTTGGAGATGTTAACATTACTGTATCATTTGGACGCAGTGTGTCAGTAATGTAACAGTCTGCTGTATCATTTGCAGTTCTGCTCAGTGACATTGGTATCGTGGTTTGAGATGTTATGTTATTTACTTGATAAGTAACTTTGTCAGATACAGCTTCATGCCCAAGTGAATACAAGAATGTATTGTTAGGAATAAACAATGGAGTCTTTCCATTCAGTATGGATCTTGCATATATTTCCGATCTAAAGCTATTCCACAGCATTTTCTTTTCAATCTCTTCCGGCTCAGTTGATTCAGCGTCAATCCGAAGAGAACAGACTGTATTCTGGTCATCAATGTAGATTGCATCAGTTTCATACTTGATATCATTCAACGCGACTGCGCTGATTCTGCTGTCAGCATGCAAGATTGTGTTGTAAACAACATTGTAATCAATCTCTTCACCAAAAGAAACAACTTGTGAATTCAACAGCTGGAATAGAGCTAATCTAACATTGTTTAGAATATCATCTATCTGACTATATGTTAACTTGTTTGCAGAAACAATCTTTCCAACAAGTGGATATCTATTTTTTAACATGATGATTCTGTTCTTCTCAAAAGGAAGATAATCATGAGAAAGACACTTGACTGAGCTAGCATCTAAGAAATTTCTCGCCTTTGTTGCATCGGACTCAAGTTCAAATGTACTGGAGAATGCTTGAGGAGTAACTATACCATCAACATACTTTAAACCGTATACACGTAAATCGAAAGCTGTCATTTCGTCTGTTTGTGTGTTAATAGTTACCAGCTCGCCATTCTGATCTTGAACATTCAATGTTTTAGGTTTTTTCCTGACGAAAGAAACAAGTTGATCCGCACCATCAATGTTATTCAACACGGAATAGGATGATTGTAGATCATCTGATCTATCACACACAAAACAGTTAGAATAACGCTTACTTAACTGAAAGAAGTTCGAATAATCTTTCGTGCTAACTAATGTATTGAAGGTATTCTTTGTTTTCTGATAATTTCGATATGCGGATTCAATAGTTTCAGGATCTCTTCCATTAACTGCCGCTTCCTCATTAACAATGTAAACATTATCTGTTGTTAATTCAACATTAGTTTGCTCTCCAGAAAAATTCGCGATAGTTCTAGTACAAAAAGTATCGTTGAAAAATCTCTTGATGAATCTTTTTCCAATATTTCCGTCCGATCCAGATGTTGTTACATATCTAACATTCAATCCTGATGCTATCAAAGATGCAATATCAGACGGGAATTCAACATAGCATCTTTTACCGTCGGAAGTAATTCCAAACTTGTAAATTCTAGACCCGATTGGATGAATCAGAAGATTGTCTTTGGCTTCCCAAAACTGGCCTTCAGGAGCATCGACGTTTGAAATGAATATTCCATTTTCCGGAATATTCGTTACTGGAAAATACAATCGATTGTCACTATCAAGTGCTGTTGATGTTATGTTAGTTGAACCGTTAACAGAATAGTTAGCTACAACACCCTGAATTACGTCTACAGAAAAAGTTGTTCCTTGAGAATCTAAACGTATTTCATCAACTGCAGTATAAACAAGTTCATTATCAGAATCTGAAAACATTGTGAATCTGGGGATAGTATAAAATCTAACATACTGTTTGTCTGACTTGATGTCGTTTAAAGTTAGTTCTTGACCACCAACTCTTTGACTGAACTCAGAAAGATCAGATTCAGTAAATTCTGGCTCAGCTATGAGACGCAACTTCAACTTTGTTGTTGCACTGCTGAAATGCCGCATTGTATATCCACATTGATCAAATAGCTGTCTGGCGTTACTGAGTTGTGTAACTGACAGGGGAAACAGCTCAAGAACATTCTTATCAATGTTATAGTTACATTTATCAGCCATGAGAGCAGCTAGTTTTAATAAAATTACTCCTGGGTCGCTCTCATCAGACAGTGATGGGTCCCACTTGTAGGATAGCTTCTTAACAATATCAAGAAGCTCTGGGAATATGGCAGCAAAATCTTTGTTTGTATAGGAAAGATTTGATAAGTCATTCTGATATGTTATCATTAGAATTACCTCAACTTGATGTAGTATCCATATCAGTTAGATTGATTGTATAGATATCTACAGTATTATCTAAAATGTATGTGTACTTGATTGTTGCAAAGATATTCTCTCTTTCAGCGTACACACTGATATCCTCTCTACGAACATGGATCTGGGGTATGAACTCTACAAGGGTAGTGAATATTTCATCGATGATTAGATCGGCAATTACACCTGTTGCTTGTTCAAATAAAACTCTTTTCAACTGAGTTCCAAAATACGGATCACCAAAAAGTGTAGTTTTTTCAGTTTGAAGAATTAGAATAACATTCGATCTAACAGCATCTTTATCTTTTTTTAGTCTTGAGTTAACAGTGCTTAGCATAGATGGGAAACTGAATGAATACATCTATAGATCCTTAACCTTTCATGTTATCTAACAGAACTCTTATGTCATCTATCTGACGTTGGAGGTTGTCTCTTGCCCCAGATAGGAAGTTTAATTCCGCTGCAGTAACATTACCAATATTTGTGTTTCTTGGCAACTCAGCGGAATCCACAACATGAAGTGATTCCAACTTCAGTTTACAAATTTTATCTCTTGATGCATCCCTGTACAGATATCCAAGTATGATAGCTGTATCCTCACACTTATCAGTTGAAACAATTACTACATCACCTGGAACTAATTCAACCTCAAGACCAGGAATTGTTGCAAGAATAGCTGTTGTTAGATTTTCAGTTGGTGTATGAATTGGTGCAGTTAAAACTTTATCCACTAAAGGAATCCTTACTTTAACATGATATGCATCCACTCTTTGTTCAATGATACCTCTTGTAATCATAATAAACCGCCATGATTCTAATTATTTCATATAAATTATATACAATAGCTCAGGTTATAACTTGATCCGTGTTGTTAAGAATCTCCTCCAACTCTTGTTAGACTTAGTGTTGTTCTGTAACCTTGATCAGAAATAAGATCTTCTTGTTTAGTTATAATATATAGTCCGCTGGAAATGTGCTTCCTCCCGTAAAAGAAAGCATTGACTTTAACATATGACATTAACAATGTAGGCCTAAGCAGCCCTTTTATAGTTAAAGAAGCAGTTACTGGATACTGAGTTACTTGAGTCCACCATGTTTTTGCAGGTTCTGAAGTTGTAAGCGATGAGCTTGAAGTTGTAACAGCAGGAGAATATTGTGACTCAATGACTCCGTTATCATTTATAAAGTAAGAGTACTTTGGCATATTCAACTTTTCTGAATAATCATACAACAAGGACCATGTATTGTCAGTTTTTAACTCAAACGAAGTTATATAGTTTCCTGATGGATAACCAATGTCAACTTCGAATGTATCCATACTCAAGGTAAATGTACAATTGTTAGGAACTTTTACAACTTTGAAGTAGGTTCCACCATACTCATTGTTTACATCGTCATACACATTCCAGAAGTAGTTAGCAGTCTTTATTGGACCCCCTGGATCAGAATCACTTACCATACAAGTAACTAGATATCCAATGTATTCCAATACGCTTATTCCTTGTTTTGCTTCAAGTGCAACCTTCTTATCATCACCCGCAAGAAAATTTGATGTTGCAGCTCTTGACATATTTGCCATTCCACTAAAGATTGTTGTTAACCCGTATGCCTCGTTTGATAATAACTCTTTCAAAACATCGCTTGGTTTTGCAGTTCTTGCAGGAAAAGAAAATGCTCCAGCTTTCATAGCAAGTGAAGAACTAACACAGTTAATAGTATAAGTTATTCTTGATGACTGAAAATCCACATTACTCTGAACTTGTGTTATCAAACACTCTTCTTCTTTGTATATGTATGACGGAGCGTTCCAGTCTCCATAACTTAAAGTTATTTTTCTAGTATCAGTTACACTACTAAAAACTTTTTCTAGTAGATTCGGGTCATCTTTTTCAGTTATACCATAATCCATAGTTAATGTATATGTGTTAACAGTTCCATTAACTTTAACTATGCGAAGATTTTTCATGAAATTTGGAAAAACTACTAGCCCAGATTGTGCAAGTTTCTGTTTACTTGACATATCACTACAGTGTCCGAAAGTATAATCACCAATCTTAGCTATGATAAATGGTGACTCTACACGATTCTGAGCTGAAACAAGAGAGGATGATGAATTCATCTTACTTCCCCTTTATACTAAATGTCAAATTCAATGTTTGAAATTGAAGGAATCTTTAGAGACGATCCAATTTCTAATTCAGTAAACGGATCTTGAATTCTGTTGAATGAACAAATAATCCAATACAAAGTTGGATTATTGTAATAGTATAGTGCAAGAGAATCAAGCGTGTCTCC